AATTATCTTTTTAAATTCTCCCTCTTTTAACCCTTCTAACGCTCGATACATCTGAATGAAATCTTTAGCACATCCAGCTTCGGCCAAAAGAATTGAAATATTATTTTCTCTTAAGAAATTAGCAACAGGTTTCTGATGTTGTTTTAATCCCACCTTAATTTCATTAATTGAATGACTAAGAGATAGTGTTTTATCTACAACTTTATTCTTTTTGATCTCTCGCGTGCTTGGTTTTTTCTCGCCTGTCATATTTTATTATTTAGTGAAGTAAATGTAGTGATTTATTTTGAGATATACAAATATTTATTCGTCTTTTATTTCATTTTTTGTATAAAATATATTCCAGTAATCATCACCACCAAAATCATTCTCAACTAAAACTGCTGTTAACTCCTCTTTTCGGGAGATTTGTCTAAATTCTTGTTCATATTCAAAGTTTTCAGGATTTGTTCCAAAATAAATATAATTATCTTCTGCTAACCAATAATCTTCGGCACATTCTTGAATAACATAATTTTGGAAATTATCTATTTCGAAATATTCAGATAAGGCTTCTAAAGAACTGTTATAATTTTCTATTAATTTATTCATGTTTTTTATTTATTTTCTTTTTTCGCGGGATTTAGATGTTTAGAATACACAGTAGCCTTGCACCAAAAATTGTAAAAATCTTCACTTAGAAGACTGTCCGAACAATATATGGCCTGACTTTCATAGTAAGTTAATTCTGCTTTTGAATAACACCAACGTATAATTTCTTTAGAATATTGATCACCGTTTTTAATATCTTCCAGCAAAGATTTAGAACTTCCACAATAATCAGTAAATGGGTAAACTCCTTTAGATTGTCCTTTCTTTATTCCACTTGTATAATTAGGTTTCATTATTGTCTTTCTACCTATGTAACGCTTATTTTTAGTTAAGTTGGTTATTTCATATATAAATCCTAGAGCATTTGGCTCACAGTCTTTTATATTTTTAACCTCTTTTCCTTTATAAAACCAATTAACTGTTTCTTTTTTTACGGCCATTTTTCGTTGTATTGTTCTATATTATAACTCCATCCAAATTTTGGTAATTATCTTTCGTAAACATATATTACTCCTCTACCTAAGTCAAAAATATATCTGTTGTAAAACCATTCTCCTCCTTTAAATTTTCGCCACCATTTAAATCTGTTCATATAAATTACTTTTCTAAATGATTAAGTAACTCAAAAGTAGACTGTATTTTAAGATGTGTTTCAAGATTTTTATCTACATCATAATTTAAATCGTAGAATAGTAATTCTAGATCTTTTACTGTAGGTTTATTACAGTAATATTTTTCTAATAATTCATTATATACATGTTTACCTATTTCTTTTACGTTTTCTGAATTACCTTCTTTTTGAGTTCTTGTAATTACTCTATCTATTATGTGTTTCATATTTTTATTTCTTCTAATTTACCATATCTTAATTCGTATTCTTCTTCTGTGAATATTTTAAATCTAGTTTTATTTATTTCATATTCTTTTTCGCCGAAACTTGTAGAATAAATATTCGACACATTGCTTATGAATTTATAAGTCTCTTCAGACATTGGAATTGTCATAAATTGAGGTAGAAGTGGTTCTGGATTTGCTGTGTCAAAGCATATTCCTCTTTTCATTTCATCCATAATTCTGTACATATCTTCTTCTGAGTGAATTTTTGGTTCAATATGTATTTGAATAGGAACTGTTTCTGTTATTGCGTAGTATTTCATTTTTGGTTATTTTTAAAATCCGTCATCTGTATGTTCTTGTGTTATTTGTCCAACCCAAGGATGAAATGGAGCGTCATCTTCCCATTCCTTTCTAATACACTCATTTATATCTTCGTCTTCTGTCATAATGTTACTTTATTTATTCGTTCTAACTTTTCTTTTAACTGTTCTAAGATTTCTATATCATCTTTTTTCGCGGGATCAAAAACTGAAAGCAAAGAATAAGTTCTATACAAAGTAATTCCAATATTAAACTTATCATCTTCAATATCATTTGTAATGTCATCAAATAAGTCTAAAACAATATCTGAATATGGAATATCTGATTTATACCAAATTTCTGCTTTTAATTCTCCTATTTCTGCAATTGTGTCTTTCATCTCTTTATAGTATTCTAAGTATTCCATTTATAATTTTATTTTTTGTGAACAGTCAGAAAGTCTTAACTGACAAGTATTTTAGTTTTATAGTAAGAACTTCTCCACTGTTGATAGCTTTTTTATTTTTGTTGTTCACTTAAATAAGTCTTTAATCTTCTTTTTCGGCCATTTTTTCCTCAACTTCTTTCTTTAACTCATCAAGTAATTCAGGATTATCAAATAACATAGGTACTAAATTATCCATACCTTGTACAAGAGAAGTACCTTTGTATTTTACCCAACTTCCCGCCATTTCTAAAACTCCTAATCTTTTTGCTGCGGAAGAAATATCAGCCTCAATTGTATATCCTTTACCGTAAGTGAATTCAATTGCAACTTCTCTATTTACTTTACCGACTTTATTTTTAGTACATTTAATACGTACCATATTTCCTTCTACAATCTTATCTTTATTTCCAAGATTTCCTTTTTCATCTTTTTCTTTTTTAGATGACTTAAACAACTCCAATGTTAATGAACTATTGTGGTGTAAACTGTTTCCTCCTGGAATTACTGTATCAGGACTGTATTTGTTTGTCTTATTCATATTATCTCTTACTTGTGATAATACAATAATGGTGGTGTTATATTGATTTGCTAAACTAATCCATATTGGTAATTGACTTGATAGGACGTTGGCGCGGTTTGCCATAGTTTTTTCTTCTGCTGTTTTTTGTAATTGCTCTCCTGATGCAGAATTATTAATAGAGTCAATTATAATAACATCATAGTTAGGTATTTGAGATCTAATTACATTACTCATTGACTCAGTGGTTTCAGGAATAAAGTGGTCAAATTTAGCAGGATCTGCACCTAAGTCTTCGAGATAATCTGATGTGAGTGTGGCCTCTGTATCTCCGTATAGAATTCTATCTCCTAATTTTTCTGCAATTTGAATTGTTAATGAACTTTTTCCTGCACTTGGTTCTCCAGCTATTAAAATAAGTCTTCCTTTAGGTAATCCTCCATCTGTTACCCAATCAATACTTGGTCTTTCGGTTAGGACTTTTTCTGTGTATCTAGGATTCTTTTTTAAATTTACAATTGCACCACGAGCATATAGGAATTCTACTTTTTCAAATGCAGTATCAACTGATTTTTTTTCTTTTGCCATTTATAATTTAATTAATTTTTTATATACTCTAATATCCAGTCTGTCTTTATATTTTTCAGCTAATTCTACAGACCATTTTGTTTTTTCATTATTGTAACATTCGGATGCTTCTAGTATTGTATTAAATACCCCTAAATATATAACTCCGCTTCCTTTATTAATTTGAGCTCTATATTTTAAACCGTCTTTACATACTCCAGTAGGTAAATCTCTTTTTGTAGTACAATTTGTAAAAAGATTATTTATAACTTGTGGGACAAATGTACAACTATCAGGGCTATAAACTTTAACATTTTCATTTAACAAGTCTTTGTCTAAGTGCCAGCCTTCTGTATAATTTTCTTCACACCATTCAGCAAAATCTTGAAAGCAGTGCCATCGAGAGTCTACTGAACAACCTATATAAGTAGGTTGCCTTTCTTGGTATTTCGTGCAGTAACTTCTTGTGAACATTTTACTCCAAACTGTCCTGATCTTTTTTAGACGTTCTGTTTTAAAATCAGAATATTTACCGACTCCTGTGTAACCTATACCATACAAAAACTTGTGTAGTGGATTTTTAATATTACCTCTTTTTATGTGTTGATAGCACCTATTTTTAATTATTACTCCGTTTTCAAACTGAATATCACAACTATTACAACCACTATATCTTATTATGGTTGTGGTATACCCTTCAGTTGTTGTATTTATTTCTCCTTTTCTATCCATTATTTTGTTAACTGTGAAATCCTTCCTGAAATACTATTTAAAATCTGCTGTGTTGCCAAGACTACTAATCTTGCTCTTTCTTTTTGTTTGAAAGCAAATGCACAAGCATCATCCACTTCTTTTGAATCTAATCTAGCCAGTCTTTCTGAATCAGCTACATTAAAATTCTTACCTGTTCTTTCATCAATATCCCTTCTGTAGTATTCTTCTCTTTCAGCATAAAATCTTTTTCTATCATAATCTTTTGATTCAGCATTAGCTATAGTTTGAGAACATGAGTCTGATAAATAAAATAATGTTAAGGCAATATCTTCACGTAAGTCCTGTAACTGTTTTATGTCTAAGCTATTTCTTTCTCCGTTATACTTGTCAATTAATTCTGAAAGTTTATAAAATGGATGTGTATCACTCATTACCTTTAAATTTTTCTATTACTTCTATGTAGTCTTCTCTTTGAAATACTTTTATTATTTTACTTCTTTCGCGCAAATAATCTAAAACGTCAAAACCATATTCTTCAATCAAAAATTCTTCATACTCTTTGTGGTGCTTTGATTTAAACCCTTCAACTTGAACTTGTGCGTCATAAGTATTAGAAATAGCGGAAATTAAATGTACATTTCTTAAATCATATCTCAAACTCATAATACCTCTGTCTATAAAATGACAGCAATGCATATTATCTGCCGAATAACTTCTATTTTTAATTGGGCAGAAATAATAAGTACTTTCTTGTTGTGATAATAGATATTGTCTTAACCAATAGTCTGCTGTTCTTTTTAATTCTGAAATAGATAATTTATCGTAGTCGTCAGTATTAAAATCTAGTCTTTTTGTTTTTAAGCTTCTCATTATGTAAATTTACAACTTTTATTTGACATACACAACTGTTTTTAGTTTTTTATTTCGCGCCAAATAAATATTGGTTCTTTAAATATATTTGTATAATCATATTTAGGATTCTTCACTGTCATCCATTTTTTGTCACATCTCTTACATTTACATCTTGTTGGTTGTGACTTTGAATCATAACTGTATTTGTGGCCTATTATTTTGCATAAGATTTTCATGTTTTGAATTTAGCTATTGAGTTATAGTATGTTTCGGTTGTGCTATAATAATCTTCTTCATTTGAAAATAATATTTGTATTAAATAAAATGGAAATATAGCTAAATATATTAAATTACCTATTATTGGAATTATTATTAGTGCTAGAAGATTTACAACTTGATATATTTTATTCATTTTAGTATACTTATTATTTCTGATTTTAATTTTTCTTCGCCGATTTTAAATTGGTAATTATCTCTACACCAGACTAAATACTTTCGATCTAAATCTTTTACATAATCCACTTTTTGATTAACGTATTTTCCGAAAGTGAATTTTTCAAAATACTCTATTACAGCTACTTTCTCTCTTGGAATAAAGCTTTTTTTATTCCTCTTAATAAATTGTCTTAAAAACTCTGTTTCAGACACTATTTCTAATCCTCCTGCTACAAATAGGATTTCATTTTGTTCATTTAGACAATAGTGTTTAGAATTAACCCACCAATTGCTCGACTTATCACGGAAATTAATAACAGTTATCTTTTCTTTATCTTCTTTTTTCGCGGCCAAACCTATCTCAATAAAGAATAAATTTTATCGCATAAGTCTTGATCCTCATCTTCTCTTAATGAGTCAGGATCTTCATCTAATCTTTCTTCTATATTATCTGTGAATTTAGCTATGAAACTATGATTACAGTCAACCCCCTTAGGATTATTTCTCAAAAACTCTTTTACTTTTTTCTCATCTTTCTCAATTTCAAAAGTATCTTCGGTCATTATTCCATAAACTTCTGAATGCTTACCCCATATTTCGCCAAAGTAAACTTCTCTTCCTAAAAGTATTTCCTTAATTTTCAATGCATTTTCTAAAGGGAGTGCTCTTCTTTCTGTTACATCTCCTCCTCTACCTTCCCAGCACATTTTAAGAATAACTAATTTATCTTCTTTTAGTTTGATTTCGTTGCATTTTTCCGTGATAGTTACTAAAGATAAAAACTCACCATTAATTTCAATTCCGTCTTTTTTATATTTTACGCTCATAATTTTATTTAATTAAATCTTCTAAACTATTAATTATTTGTAACCTGATTTCTAATTCAGACTCTAAAGCTATTTTTGAGCAATCAAGTTGGTTCAAATCTACTGGTGATAGTTTGGTATCATCTATTTGAGATAGCTCTTCTAACATGTTTTTAATTTCTTTTTGCGCGAAATCGTGGCTTGCTATTAATTCTTCTATTTTATCTTTCATATCAATAATTGCTATAAATTGGTAAGTGTAAATATTCTACACTATTTTCAAAAACAAGTCCCATAGACTCTCTATAATATTCCCATTCCTTTAGTATTTCCTTTATATCTAAATCTTCTGGTAAATATTTTATATCTATTATATATGTTGGAGTATCTGCATATGATAAACCAAAAATTGCGTCATATTTAAACTCCATTATTCTTCGTTTTGTATAAAGTGTCCTGCATATTCCATCTTTTTATTAAAGTGTTCTAAATAATAGAAGAATCCATCTGGTGAAACATACATATTTCTTTTCTTCTTTTTTAGTTTCCTAGTTCTTTTTACAATGCCTTGTTCTATTAGACCTGAAAACATTTCAAAAGTGCAATGATCGTAGCTTTCTCTCACATCTTTAACAGCTTCTATCTGTTCTGGTGTGTATTCAAATTTAACGAGAATCTTTTCATAAGTTTCCCAATCTTGTTTTGTTCCCATCTATTATTAATTTTAAACAAATTTACAAATTATTTTTTAATTTACCTAATTTTTAATGAATTATTTTTAGTTTTTATTTGGCCGTGGAAATTTTTAATACCATCTATATCACAGTAATATCTTAACTGTTTTGATTCATCCAGAAATCAATCATATCAAACTGTAAATACTGTTTCTTTTTATAATCATTCTTTACTTTAACTTCTTTTTCCGCCGAAACCACTTCTTTAATATTATTAACTGTTGAAAAGGTAGAGACAGTTTCTTTTACTAGATATCCTTTTCTATACAATTGATTATTATCAAGCATACGTGAATTTTTAAGTTGTAAATAGTAATCGTAAGACATCTTCTCAATTTTAGTGAATTGTCTTTCAGTTGTAATTAACCCTTTCTTTTTAAGCTTATTTTTCCAGTAAGACCCACTAGATTTTAAGCTTTTAATATTATTTTCCGCGCCGTGTTTTAAAACAGCAAAACCTTGAACAGATAAAACAGTTTTCTCGTTTAAAGTAAATTCTCCAAATCTTTTGCTCATAGCTTTAGCGGCCTTTAATTGTGCAGAAGTTTTTGGATCAATACCTTGTGATATTATTTCGCTTCGAGTTAGTTTTTTTCTATATTGTTTTTGCTCTTCCAATTGTTTAGCGTGGACACGAACTAACATTACATTAGTAGCTGTATCCGTAACATTTTTACCAATTTCAATAGGAACTAATTTATAGCTATTGTAAAGGTCTTTAGTTTTCTGATTACCCAATAATACAAAATCTCCATTATCATCGATAAAACATAAACCCATTTCAATTAAAACAGGTACATATTTTTCAATAGTGTGGAGACTTAAGTTAGTTTTAGATCTTAATAAAGAGTAACCAGAAATATTTTTATTATTTTTTGATTTATAAGAGTAATATTTAATTCCATTATCTCTATAATACTTTAAAATACTGTATACAGCAATAAGCTTATCACCTGAAAGACCAGGAAGTTCATTCCCTTTAGTCCACAAGTCAAAGTAAAGCTTAGATGCTAATCTGAATATTTTTTTCATATTATAAAAACGCAAAAAGCCCAAATCAAACAGAACAACTAAACTGGAAAGCGTTGAACATAATGTTTGAAAAGGACTATTTTGTTTTCTATATTTTCTAATTCATATTGGGCTTTCCAGTACCAACACAAACGGTATTTTTATTTCAGGGTGTAAATGTAGTGATTATTTTTGACATATGCAAATTAATTCAGTAGAAATTAGTGATGATTTTTAAAGAAGTTCTTTAGGCTTCAAAACCCCCACTTATAGTACGCCCTCTC